CATCATTGATTCCATTCCTTGCATTATTCGGGACATTTGGTTTGACATTTTACCTTTTACTTTTATATTTATTCAATTACTTTTTTTATACTTATTACTTACTACTTTTTATTTCAATTTTTTTTCAGGGGAACCCAGGTTCCCCTTTGACCCCTCCTTTTTATTTTGTCACTATTTCTCTTTTTATCAACCTTACACCACGTTCATCCAAACACTTTCTAAATATTCATTCTAAATCTTTATTGTCTAGCTTTTTATACTTTACAAAGGTATAAATTTTAGTTTTATTATAATGACTAGTATTTTCATAACATCTACACACAAATACTTTTTGTATTACAGGGTACAACCTGACCTACAATCGTTGTTTTGGATACATTATTCATGGTTGTATAAATAATCTCACATTTTTTGTCACTTTTTTTGGAAGATTTGGATTTACAGATGCATGCACAACGGGTAATTACTTGTCTTGGAATTTTACGGATAGATACTTCATCTGTTTTCAAAATAATATGCGCAGACGGGAAATTAGATGCATGAAACCAAATGTCCGTTTCTTTAGCATCATCTATGAGTTTCCAGTTACTAGCTTTGTCTTTTCCGATTAAAATAGTATACTCTTTGTTTTCCCAGACGAAAAGTTCCATTGGTGTAAATACAAATACAAATATAATCTATTCAATTATAATAATACATAATAGCATCAATTTTTAATCCACTATATAAACATATGTATTATTAGACATTCCAAGATGCGTGGATAACACTTTTCGCTTGGTATAACACTATTATGCAAACTTCATATCAAAAAGATCTCGTAAATATCTTTTTGAACAGCTTTCCACCAATAACCCATTCGCGTATACACCATAATTCATATAATCATTATTATTCTCTAACGAAAAGTGATACACCGTGAAAATCCCTCTCTTTGTAGAATTATTATAGTATATTCTATAATATCTTCATATTGAGTTTAGTTGATCCGGTTTTATTATAAGTTCCATGATTTAATTTTGTAAATTTCGTAAATCCATGATTCACAATATTTTCTTTACGAATGGTTTGTAGTTTCTTGAATACATGTATTTTATGTTTTATAAATTCATTTTTTGCTTCTTCATGAACGATTTTTTCATTCAAGTTAATTTCATTTCCTTCCAGTAATTTATGCATAACCATAGTTCGTTTTGTTTGGCATGCTTGACAAAGGCATCCTTCATCAAAGTAATGACTTAGTTGAATCGTATCTAAATGACAATTTTCTAAAGAAATAATTTCGTATAATTTGTACTCCTCTACAGTAAAGGATGCAATTTCACTGCTATTATCCATTTTGTCTTCCCATATTTTTAAGTATTCTTCTTTTTCCTCTAAAGAATAATAGTAGTTTAAATATTTACAATTGTTTACGAGTTCTTTGAGGTAATGACTAGGTATTTGGTAAGTTTCTTTGAATTTTAAATATAGATCTTTTATCGGCTTACCAATCGTTTCATAATCTTTTATAATTTGAATTTTATGTTGAAATAAATTTGTTAGAATGTTTCCCCATTCACTAGAGTCTTTTAGTCTAAGTTTGATATACTTGATACCATGATGTTCCACTAGTAAGTATTTATTATGGTAATCAAATACATCAGGAATTTGGATAGGATATGTGTCCATGAAATGATCGCCGTTGGCTAAATGAGGAAACAACTTATTGAACCGATGAATAACTCTCTTAATATCATACTTATTGATTTGTTCGCATGTATTGTTGAAATGATATGAATCAATCTTTTCAAAAAAGGTAGACATTTTACGTTCTATAGGTGACCTATAAACATCAATAACATAAACATCTTTTCCAATGTAACGGTTATATAAAATGATTTCGTTCACAGTGACTTCAGTAATTTTACTCAATACCTGCAACATATCCTCGTCATGAATATGGATCACATTGAACACACTAGATGCAAAAATACGGATAGAACTTACCAAACACGTAGACCCAACTTTAGGTTTTGAATATACAAAAATAAGCTTGTTTAAAGAAGAACCGCTTATGTGTAAAATATCGTTTGCTATTTTTAAGTTTTCTAATTTTATAGGATTTGTCAAGAAATCAAACTCCATAATATATCTACGAACATAATAATTTGTTGATTGAAATGTAAAAAGATTTAGAAACAAACAATATATTTATGTAAAGAGTAAACTATAAAACATATGTTTTGTTTAAAAAGGAAAAAAGTATCATTTAATCAATATATAACAATCATACTTTTACCTGATACAGAATATACAAATAAACTATGGTGGAGTAGTCAAGATATATATTATTTCAAAGAATCTTCTAAAATAGAAATAGACAGATTACAACATATTCATCCCTCAATGTCATTCCAGCAAGCATGTAAGCTACTCTATCAACCACCTAGCATGACAATGGTTTATGATATAAACAATTTTATCTAATAAATAACTGTATACAATGTATTATTTATGCTTATATAATACATTATTATTCAATAATTAGAAAAGGTTCTACAAACTTTCGGATTAAGTTTCCTTTACAGCAGTTTTATGGAATCGTCTAGAAGACTTCTTAGATGCATCAGTTGGCACTGATTCCGTATCCGCCTTGACAGACTTGGGTTTAGAAACATAGTTCCACTCGCCTCCCTCTCGCGGTCCTTCTCCGCGGGATCGCACACCTCTAGAAGGTCTTACTAGGACATTCTCCTTTACACCACGAGAAGAACGGGTTTCATTTCTAGTTTCACACATGAGTTTTCCTCCCTTTATACCTCTTACATTTCCTGCTTGAAATTCATAGGCGCCTCCTTCGGTTGCAACTAACGACAAATCTACATACTCTCCTTGAACTAAGTAACGATACTGCTCATCATCTACTTTTATTGCACTGTGATGCACAAAAACATCGGTTCCGACCTTAGAACCATCTGTAATCGTAATAAACCCATAGCCGGTCTTGTTATTAAACCACTTGACTCTTCCGGTCAACGTTTCGTCGGAGCTTGTTGCAAAATCAGTTGTACTCATACTTATACTATTATACCACTCCATATCTTTAAATCGTTTCAACAAGAAGATATATTTGTTGACAAACGACTAATGATCCACTCATAATCAGGTGTTTCTTCAAACTCCAAATGTCTTACGTATATCAATATATCTTTTAGCACGTTATGAACAAGGTGAGGAATAGAAACAATACGTTTTTTTAGTTCTTCTACAGAGAAAGAATCTAACAAGTGTTCCCAAGGTAATTCATCTAACAAATACATCCAACAGTATACGGCAGATTCTAAATCGTCTCTCCTACTTGGTTCCATTTTATTATGAACATTTAAACTAGCATAGTTTAAAGTGCCTATTATGTTAGATGTTTGTTTCAAAGAAATATGATTGCCATTCGGTAGACGATACCTCTTGCAAAACCCAAAATCTACTAAATACAATATATGACTATGTTCGCCTCTCCCAAAGAGCCAATTATCGGGTTTTATATCCCGATGTATTAATTCTTTCGTATGAATGAACTGTAATCGGCGTATCATTTGTATACCTATTTTCATAACATTAATCCATTCCATTTTACCATATGTTTTTCGCATAGTTGATAAAGTCATATCTAACAAAGGCATGACAAGAATATGTTTGTTGTCCTTTACACCAAACCATTTTGCTTGTGGTATACCTTCTGATGCAGCTAAATAAATATATATTTTGGATTCATTCACTAGTAAACTGTGGGGTTGTTTATCTTCTATTTTAATAGCAACTAGTTCTCCTGTACGAATATTTTCTCCTTTATAAATAGTTCCATAAGACCCGCTATTAATAGGAGCAAGTATTCTGTATTTATTACACAATATCATCTAAAAAAAGAAGAGAAAATGTGTTTAACTCATAAACATATTATATAATGTATGCAAACAACATAGAGATAAAGTATGAACACATGTTATACTATAATTAAACAATCCATGGTAAAAATTTGTTCTCAGACCTATCCTGCCTCTAAAGAAGAAGTTTATAAATCTTATTTTGAAAAATACTCGTTTGAGTTAAGTAGTTTTCAAAAATACTCCATAGAGGCAATTGTAGAAGGTCATCATGCGCTTGTCTGTGTCCCGACAGGATCTGGCAAAACATTAAGCGGTGAATTTGCTATTGAATATTTTGTAGGGAAAGGTAAAAAGGTAATTTACACGAGTCCGATTAAGGCCCTCAGTAACCAAAAATTCTACGATTTTTCCAAAAAATTTCCACACATTTCGTTTGGTATATTGACCGGTGATATTAAATTTAATCCAGAAGCAGATGTACTTATTGTAACAGCAGAAATATTGTTGAATACTCTTTATAAGAAAAAATCAGTGCATACAGATTCTATTGCGAGTTTCAGTACGTTTGATATGGACTTTGAAAAAGAACTTGCATGCGTTGTCATGGATGAAGTCCATTACATCAATGATACTGACAGAGGAAAAGTATGGGAAGAAACTATTATTACGTTACCTAAACATATTCAGATGGTTATGTTGTCAGCTACATTGGACTCTCCAGAAAAATTCGCTTATTGGTGCGAAACAAGAGGTGACCCAAATGCTCCCATAGAAAAAATGGTTTATTTAACGCCTGCACATGAACGCATTGTCCCGTTAACCCATTATGCGTTTATAACATGCACTACAGGTATATTCAAGGTCATTAAAGATAAAGCGTTGCAACAAGAAATTATGATGACAACCAACCGTTTACATGAGTTCCAGAGTCCAAAGGGACGATTCAACGATGAAAATTTCCAAAAGATCAAAAAGACTCTCAACCTGTTTGAAACCAAAAATCATTATGTGAAACGGGCACACATTTTAAACCAGGTATCCAGTTACATGGTAGATAACAATATGTTGCCAGCCATTTGTTTCGTGTTTTCAAGGAAAGCCTTGGAAGTTTGTGCAAAAGAAGTAACTACTAATTTGTTAGAATTTGATTCTAAAGTTCCGTATATTGTAAGAAACGAATGTGAACAAATCATTCGTAAACTACCAAACTACCAAGAGTATTTACAGTTACCTGAGTATTTGCAAATGGTCTCTCTTTTGGAAAAAGGCGTTGCTATCCATCATGCCGGAATTATGCCAGTTTTACGTGAAATGGTGGAACTATTATTTGCCAAAGGTTATATCAAACTACTTTTTGCAACCGAAACGTTTGCTGTTGGAATCAATATGCCCACCAAAACAGTGGTATTTACTGATGTCAATAAGTTTGACGGTACAGGTCTCCGTATGTTACATTCGCATGAGTATACACAAATGGCGGGGAGGGCTGGGAGACGGGGAATTGATACGGTTGGACATGTCATCCATTTGAATAATTTATTTAGAAACGTGGAACCCGTTGCATATAAACATATGATGAAAGGCGATCCACAAAGGTTGACGTCCAAGTTTAAAATATCATACAATTTGTTATTGAACTTGATTGATATAGGTGATCAACATTTCGCAAAATTTGCAAAACAAAGTATGATTCAAGAAAATATTACCAAGGAATTAGCCGTCATTTACAAGAAAATGACGGACAAAATGAAAGAAGTGGAGCAATCCATGGAATCACAAAGGTACTTACGTACGCCCCGAGAAACCATGGAAGAATACTTGGAACTACTTAGAAAGAGACCTCTTTGTATGAATAGCAAACGAAAAGAACTAGAGCGTAAGATCAATCACTTGATACAACAATATCCGAATTTGGAAAAAGAGCAATCTATTTTTGTAAAAGGCAAAGAAAAAGAAAAAGAATTAACAGCCTTACAAGATGAAATAACAAAAACAGAGTCTTACATAGAGTCTAATGTAGATAAAGTTATTCGGTTATTGGAAGAAGGACAATTTGTTACAAAAAATGACGACGGTTATACGCTTACTTTAAAAGGACAGATCGCATCTCAAATAAGAGAAGTTCATTGTCTTTTATTTACAAACTGCATCGTAGAGAATTCGTTTCAGCCATTTACTACTGAAGAACTTGTTTCTATCTTTTCGTGTTTTACCAATGTAACTGTACCTGAAAATTTTCGTGCGGTTTTACCTAGTTCAGATAGCAAGTCAGTAACAGAATTTATTCTAGGAATGGTACAAAACAAGAATGAAATAGAAGATAATGAATTACGACTTAATATTAATACAGGTACAGCATTTCAAATGCAATTTGATTTAATCAGTTTCGTGAAACATTGGTGTGAATGCGAAGATGCAGATCAATGTAAAATGTTGCTTCATGAAATGGAGACCAAGAAGGAAATCTTTTTAGGCGAATTCGTAAAAGCCTTGTTGAAAATCAATAACATTGCTTCCGAATTAGAGAAGGTTGCGGAATGCATTGGAGACATTGCACTACTGCATAAATTAAAGGAAATTCCGCAAAAGACACTGAAATATGTGGCTACCAATCAGTCGCTGTATATCTAACCTGGCGAATATAATCAATAATTAAAATATCTGTTCCCTTAGCACATTTGATGTCAATTGTCGCATTAAACTATTTACATTATTTGACCGTGCAAAAACTTAAAATATCAATAAGTATAACATAATAAATATAATATAGTAAAAGAAAATAATGAACTACAAAATATTATCAACAAACTTCAAAATGAAACCAATTAAACCCATATATATGATGACAAATTTGATAATAATCTAAAACGTAAATAAAATACTTCAAAACCTGTTTTTTTCTTCCAAAAGTTTTTTGGGATTTTGAAATTTGGACATTTTTAAAAATGTCCAAAATTGAGTTTCCGAAAAAAGTCTTGAGAAATAATGAAAAAACTGGTATTTGGTAACAACTGGTCTGAATACCAATAAAATAAATTTCATTTTGTTACTGAAAAATATTTTTTTGAAATGCAATAAACTTAAAGATTTTTTATGTTGGCAATATATATCAAATGTTTAGCAATGAAAAAGTAGCCATTTGTAGCCGAATGAAGTACTATTGTAAAAAGTGTGAGTATAATACGTCTAAAAAATGCAACTATGATAAACATATTTTAACCTCAAAACATATAAAGTCAATGAATGGCAATGACCAAGTAGCCAAATGTAGCAAAAGCAGCCAAGCGGTCAAATTTGAATGTGATAAATGCAGTAAAGAATACAAAGACTATTCAGGGTTATGGAGACACAAAAAAAAATGTAGTAAAAATTATCAAATTACTAATGAAATAATATCTACTAACGATGACGAACCAAGTGAAAAACAATTGATTATGATGTTGTTGAAAGAAAACTCAGAATTATTGAAAGATAACAATGAATTCAAGAAAATGTTACTAGATCAGCAAACAAATATGTTAGAACTTCTCAAAAATGGAACCCATAACACTACTAATAATAATAATACAAATTCTCATAATAAAACATTTAATTTGCAATTTTTTCTGAATGAAACTTGTAAAGATGCAATGAATATTATGGATTTTGTAGAGTCTATTCAGTTACAATTATCGGATTTGGAAAAAGTAGGAGAAATTGGATACGTAGACGGAATATCCAATATTATTGTGAAAAACTTAAAAGCCCTTGATGTAACACAACGTCCTCTCCACTGCACTGATAAAAAGAGAGAAGTGCTTTACTTGAAAGATGAAGATAAATGGGAAAAACAAGGAGAAGATAATGTCAAGCTAAGAAAAGTGATACATAAAGTAAGTAGTAAAAATATAAATATGATTTCCGAATACAAAGAAAAGCATCCCGATTGCAGCCAAAGTGATTCCAGGTATTCAGATGAATATAGTAACATTTTGATTGAATCCATGGGAGGTGCTGGAGATAACCGTTTGGAAAAAGAGTCCAAGATCATCAAAAATATTTCCAAGGAAGTGATTGTAGAAAAAGAATTAATGACTACATAACAATGTATTTATGTTTCAATCGTTGTACATGAGAAAAGGAGTCAAATATCTGAAAAATAATACATCAAACTTAAAAGAAATAATTCCATTCTAACAAATTGTCATTCCATTATTTTTTACAAAAAAAGGTTACACCGACCGGAAAGAAAAATGAGACAAAAATGTAATAAAAACATCTTACTTAATTTTATATACTATACAAGAAGAAAAAGTATATGAAATAACAATAATCGTGTGAACGTTCTTTAAGTTGGTTTTAGCTTAAATATATTTATCGGTCTTTAAGTTGTTTTGAAAATAATATATTTATAATCCTATTATATTTCTATCTAGATTGGTAAGTAGATCTATATAAGATTTGTACAAGGTAAAATCAGTTGTAGATTTTGGTATTTGTAAGAGACTACGACAAAGATACATACATTCTTCATTAGTGTCTATACAAGAAGATACTATGCCTACCAGTTTGTGAATGAGAAACCGCACTTCCTGACAATTTTGTGTTTGTGTAAGTTTATATATTGTCGTCTTATATTCTTGACGAATGGTTTCAATGATTTCATTGTATATATCTATGTCTTTGTCACAAACATAGTAAAATAAGTATTTATTGATACGTAACATTTACGGAAATGTATATACTAGAGTATTATATTTATATAATCATAGTATGTATTTCTTTGTTTAGTAACACCAAAATTCACTTTCTTCTTTCCTCTTCTTTTTTTCTTCTCTACGTCTGGTACATTGGGGACTGTAAATATAGTCAATATATGCTTGCCACACTAAGTAATTCAGCGAGGTGTCCTCATGTATATGATTGGGATCATTGTAACTCATATGGTAAAGTATTTTATCCAACTGAGCCTGAGTCACAGGGTAGACTTTTTTGTGGAACGGCGAATGTACCAAATTTCCTGTTTCATCCAATGCAACGCATTTGTCTGCTAATTTGTAGAGAGATATATCTGGTTTAACAGCTAAAGGAAGGACTACCCATTCGTTGATGTTTGCATATTGTATGTACATGCGTACAGTATTATTTGAATTGTCAAAAGCAGAGTTAGGAGTTAACACATAGACCTCTTTTTGTTCTTCAAGATCCGTATCTAAAAGAAGAATATCTGCATCCATGTTTTATAGTTATATTATTTATTACACATAAATAGTGAGTAGTAAATAATTCAATTTTTTACAAAAGTTAAGGAGGATATCTACTATTTATACCAACTGTAATCGTATTTTTTTCTTAAATTTCTCTTCATTGTGAAATAAATACAGTTGAAACTGACGTTGTTCATAATTTTCAAGGTTGTCGCGAATCACGACACGAGATGTAAGCTTTATTTCAGGCAAATACACAATCATTTGGTATAATCCATCTTCGCGCACAATCTTATCAAAACAGTATCCTTCATATAATTTGTCAAGTATTGCTGGGGTTCTACTGCATAAATCTAAAATTTGACAATCGTTTTGAACTTTACGAATAGAGCGCATAGTAGTATTGATATAATCCATTTCTTTCAACCATTGTTTGTAAAACGTGAGAGCATGGTCTGATAAGGTAATCATATTGCGATTGAATTGAAATTGAATCATGTTTAATAGATCTACGAGACGCCGAATAGGACTGGTAATATGAATATAGGCATCCATTTCTAAAACATCGTGTCTCGTGGACTGTATGTCTTGAGTTTCACTCATATTAATGTATTGTCCTGAAAAACTATTCCAAATAGTAATAAATTTGCCTACTTCTGCAGGGATATTATCTGGAACAGTAACTATTTTTTTCATAGTAGTGGACCGAAAGATACCATTTTTATGTTTCAACAAATCCTGAGCAGCGTGATAGTTCATGAAAATCATTAGGTAACCCACAACATCATGACTATCTTGTATATTATTTAAATAGTTGTATTTTAAAGATAGTCTTTTTACAAGTTTCAACAAATATATATAATCATTCATTACTAGTAATTCCGGGTGTTCATACACGTAATTACGTTTTACTTGGATAACACAATTTACAAATTTTAGATCAAGTATTTCATTCTTTTCGGTATCTAGTGTAATATCAAGTACAAATGCAATGCGTTTTTTATTTTGTTGTAAACTGCACAAACAATCAGATAAAATAGTAGGCAACATAGGACGTTTTTTATCAGGTAAATAAATAGTAGAAATTCTTCTAGAAAAAGATTTCCATAAGTTCAAATAATCTATCCAAACAGTTACGTTAGAAATATAGATACTCAACAAAACCAACGATGGAGTAGAACTTGTAGCTATTGGTTTAATGGAAAATGCATCGTCAAAATCCACGCTCTTGTCAGGATCCACAGAAAAAATATTCCATTCGTTGAGATTTGTTCTGCATTCCAAATGAGGATATTCTTTCGCAATCATGTCTACCAGATGGTCGTTATCTTCACTTTTTTTTTTGAGAAACTGAATGGTATCTTTGTGAAACTTCTGGATAGATGTATTCAAACTTTTGCAATACAATTGATACTCATAAAAATTTTCCAAAACATCAACCGGACCGATCACTTGTTGTAAAATACCTTGTGGATGTTTGGCGGTCCATTCGTGAAACCGAAAAGTTACATATAAATTTACAAATGATTTACTGAAACCCATTTTTTTCATTTCATACGGAACCAGGAAACTAGGAATGCGTATATCGTCGGGAACACATTTATACAACAACTTGTCTTTCATACGTCCGTAAGTTTTGTTATTTTCCAAAATAAGTACTCCGGCAATAGAATCTGAGGATCGTAATACCGAATGAACAATATTTACTTTTTCTTTGTTAAAAGTAAATATATCATTATTCAATAATTTATGCAACCCTGGATCATTACCAATATCTAAAGAACACGGATCAAACGTTGTTGCGTTGACAATTTTCCATGTATCATAATTGCGATGATCTATAATGATCTTATAGTTAGTCATGTTTACTATACAAATATATTATAGTGTCAACAAATCTTTAGATCGTTTCCAGAGTAGTTATGTTAGATAGTTCTTCTATGTTTGTACTTTGTAATTCTTCTGAGTCATTTTTTTTATACTAGTGTCTATACTCGTTTCTGATGTAGGTACCTGATTTGTCACTTTTCGTTGCACGTTTTGGTTCTGAAGAAAGTACATAATAGATTGTGGTAACGTAGCTATCTCGTTCATGTATGTTTTATAGTAAAAACATGTTATACTACTATCATAACTAAATTTAAAAGAATGCCACCAGTAAGCAGGAATAAAGAGACAACGTCCAGGAACCAAATTTATTTCTAAACATTTCATTTTGTCAAAATCTGCCTTGTATCGTGACTGAACATTCCAAGGATTTATGGGAGACACAAATTCAAAGTTTTCGTAGTCTTGAATTGGATATAGGTATTTACTGTTTTTAGGAGGAGAAAGTTTGATTTGAACAGATCCCTGTGTTACCATGAAATAGTTGCGATAATTCAGCAAGTAACGAAATGGAGTAAATACGTCTTTGGATCCCATGATGATATCATACTTGCAACTAGAAACTAACGGTGGGCGCAAATACTCGTCATTTTGTTGGATTGTTTTCAAAACACCTGTTTCGGTCAAAAAATCGTCGTTGTTTTCAGAAAAGTACGTAGATTTGGTGTCTTCCTGAAACAATTTTACAGCATCTAGCAATTTCAATGGAACGTACAAATCATTTTCTGGATTAATGTCTAATACATCACGTATTTTTACTTCAAACACAGGATATGTTTCGGTTAAACTGGACTTAGAGGTAGATTGCAAAATTTTATGATGTTCCTCCTCCAAATCAATCAATAGAGGCTGTCTGAAATCGCAAACTTCTTCCAATCTATCCTTAGATGCCTGTTCTATTTCAAATATCTCTAAATCATCGCTTGTTTTAAAATGAAATTGAATATGTAAGTAAAGAAACAAAATAATACAAAAAATAAATAATCCTATTATTAGTTTAATCATTGTTGTTAGTTATACAAAAACAACAATAATTTTAATAGTCAGTAACGAATTACAAAACTTTTGAATTATAATATTATTACGTAAGTAAGTATTTATTGCAAGTCTTCTAAAAATCCTTGTTTATCATACCAAGCTTCGCTTGTTGACTCTGACAATATTCCATTTGCCCATATTCCATATCTACTATATTTATCTTCATTTTCCAAAACCAAATGATAGTATGTATAGGGTTCTATTTCTTCTATTTTTTTAAACTCTTTATTTATTCCTGCGAAGGACAGATATTTGTCCATTATTTTTTCTACTTTAAGTGGGTCTTGAGAATGATGATCTAAACTGTCAACTAAAATAGCATGACCCCCTGTAACAAGTAAATCTTTGATTAAACCGTTTGAATCTGTTTTTTCTAATTTATACATACAACTTGTCATTTTTTTAGGGTTGTTGATCATATATTTTTTACCAATTTTAATAATTTTTTTAAAACCTTGGTTGTATGTTTTTACAACATTACCTTTTTTTAATCGTTCAATTTCAATATATTCTTCTTCATTTTTATCGTTTAAGGTAAGAATCAAAGATCCTTCGTTATAGCATGATGGCGGAGATAAAGAGGTTATAGTTGCAGTAACTTTATTGTTATGTGAAAAAAACAGTGACATAATATACCCCGCTGGTATCGTTACATTGAATGTACCATTTACACCAATTGAACTTGTAATATTTGTCCATACAGTACCAGGAGGGGTACTTGCTCCAGCCACTTGAACTAATGTATTAAAATTAGTGCCATGACCATAATCAACCGTGGCATCAACATTTGTGGGTGATGATGCTGCTGCAGTACCTATAGTATAACCAACCGTTGCATTTCCTTGACTATAAGATAAAGTTATTGAGAAACTAGTTGGAGATGCTCCATTTGTTAACGAAAATCCAATAGTCCTATAATTGTTATTGCCAGTAGCTATAGTATAACCTGTTGGATCACCGTTACTAAAATTTACAACTGACGCAGTACCAGTTGTACCTGACAATGCATTATAGGAAACCGACATTATATATATATATATATATATAGACAATTTTACATTTATTTTCCTTTCTACAATTCTATATATATATATCTTATTTCATTTTTGGAGCTACAAAAAACAAAACATAACTGGTTTCTCCTAAATCATATTTAATACTAATAGGATAATCTTCACGAATTCCAATACTTATGTCCTTAGACAACTTTGTAGTTAAGCACATTTTATGGAGATAGGTCAAACTATAAGATAAATCAATTGTTTCACCTTCTGAAATACTGAACTCATTAAGATCATCAATGGGGATAGATACTTTCATTTTACCATGGTCTCCACTTGTATTTAGATCAATACCATCTTCACTGCAAATAATATTGATTACGTCACCAAACAAAATAAGTTGTCCTGCCAAATCAAATAACTGTTTGCTTTTTAACGAGAACTCTGCATCATATTCTATGTCAGGCACTTCTAACGTTTCTTGTTCGGTATCTACTAGTGGAACTTGAAAGTAACGGTTATATTCGCTCTTACCAGAAGGGTCGATAACTAGCATATCAATATTCAATGTATCTGCAGGTCCATCATCGCAATAAATGACAATCGTATTGTTTTCTTGCGACCTAGATAGAATTGTGAAAAACGACGATGAGTCTACAACAATACTTTGGCATTCATTGGATTCATAAAGGTAGCTTTGGAACCAGTGGTTGCAAATATGAACATTAAATAAACATACATGCGATTTGTCCATACCTTGAATATACATTTTGTCTTGGAAAAAATCCAATTTAATAACACTAGAACAATTTTTTAGAAGCTGAAAAATTGCAACAAAAACATCTATTTTACTTTTTTCTTGTATTTGAAGTTTCATTTAATGTAGTCTATGGTTGTATTTAATATTTTTTCTTATAATATTTAGTGAAATAAAACATTATATAATATAATTATAGTATAACATAACAATGATACCTATTCACAGATATTCAAGCGCGCCTAAAATAACGGCATTTTGTAATAGAGGTAATGAACACATACCTTTAACAATACCTGTCCATAGAGTGTGTCCTAGATCACAAGTTGGACCTACAGGAGCTACTGGATCTACAGGCGAAACCGGTAATACAGGTGCAACTGGTGCAACTGGACCTACAGGTGCAACTGGATTAACTGGTGCAACTGGATTAACTGGTGCTACAGGAGCTACAGGTGCTGCAGGCGCTACAGGTGAAACTGGATTAACTGGACCTACAGGTGCAACTGGATTAACTGGCCCTACAGGTGCAACTGGATTAACTGGTGCAACTGGACTAACTGGTGCAACTGGTGCAACTGGTGCAACTGGCGCAACTGGTGCAACTGGATTAACTGGCGCAACTGGTGCAACTGGCGCAACTGGTGCAACTGGCGCAACTGGTGCTGCAGGAGCTACAGGAGAAACTGGTGCTACAGGCGCTACAGGAGAAACTGGTGCTACAGGCGCTACAGGAGAAACTGGTGCTACAGGCGCTACAGGAGAAACTGGTGCTACAGGCGCTACAGGAGAAACTGGTGCTACAGGAGAAACTGGACCAATAGGTATTACAGGTGCTACAGGAGAAACTGGAGCAACTGGCGATACTGGTCCACCTGGAGAAACTGGTGCTACAGGAGCTACAGGAGAAACTGGTGCTACAGGAGCTACAGGAGAAACAGGTGCTACAGGAGAAACTGGACCCACCGGCGCTACAGGAGAAACTGGCGCTACAGGAG